GGCTAGCCCATTGCCTGAGTACATGCTGCACCTGCCGGGCGGTGATACAAAGATCCTGTGCCGTAGTTTTGAGAACTGGAGCCGCATCATCGGCCTCAACTTGGCATGGGTGCTGGCGGATGAGATCGACACCGTGACGCCAAGCATCGCCAACAAGGCGTTCCCCAAGATCCTTGGCCGCTTGCGTGCCGGCAACGTGCGGCAGTTTGGGGCTGCATCGACACCTGAGGGTTTCCGGTGGATGTGGAACACCTTCGGCAGTGACGAAGCCAAAGCCAGGCCAGACCGGCATCTAATCAAGATGCGCACTGCCGATAACCCGCACCTGCCGCCGGACTTTATTGAGCGGCTAGAGGCCAACTACGACCCCAGCCTGCTGCGGGCGTACCTGGACGGCGAGTTCGTCAACCTGACGACAGGGCAGGTCTATGACCGCTTTGACCGCATCAAACATGTCACCATCGAGCTGCCGGACACTGACCGCGAGCCGTTGCGTATCGGCGTTGACTTCAACGTTGGCAATATGTCAGCCGTCATTGCCGTCAGGCTTGGCAGCAGCCTGCTGGTCATTGATGAGATCAGCGGCGCACACGATACCGATGACCTGGCGCAAGAGATCATCAGGCGTTACCCACAGCGGCGCATGTACGTCTACCCAGATGCCAGTGGCGGCAACCGCAGCACCAATGCAAGCCAGACCGACATCAACATCCTTGAGAGCTATGGCATGTCCAATCAGTCACCGCGTGCCAATCCTCCCGTCCGTGATCGGGTGGCTGCTGTTCAAGCTTTGCTGGAAAACGGCAAAGGGCAGGTCCGGTTGCAGGTGTCAGAAACTTGCAAGCGGGTGATCGAGTGCCTAGAGCTGCAGTGCTACACCGACAAGGGCGAGCCGGACAAGGACGCCGGCTTTGACCACATGAACGATGCACTGGGCTACCTGGTCTGGCGGGAGTTCAATCCGCTGCACGCTGGTGCCGGTCGCGGAACTGGCGTAAGGCTGTATTGACCACGGCGGCATGGGGTGGCATCCTGTGGGTGTCCAACACCATTCCACCCCATGATCAACAACCGCTGGATCAACCGCGCCGCTGTGCTTGTCATCATGTTTGGCTTTTACGGCATCGGCATGGCCGCTGGCCGTGATCAAGCCACCATGGCGCACCACAACCATCCCGCCTGTCATCCAAACCTGAAGCCGTAAACTAAACTCATCGAATAGTGGGTCCGCTGTGTACACCGGATACAACTTCTACGACCGGCCACTAGCGCAGCGGACTGTCACAAAAGTCCAAGACCCGAACACGGCATGGTTTGCGCAAGAGCCGCATTGGATTTTGATTGAAGACCTGCTGCAGGGCACCTACGGGATGCGTCGCAAGCATCGCCGGTATCTGCCGCAAGAACCGCGTGAACTGGACGAGTCCTATGACAACCGCCTAGCACGCAGCGTGGTGCCGCCGTACTATGTCCGCCTTGAGCGGATGCTGGCAGGGATGCTCACACGCAAGCCAGTCCGGCTTGACGACACGGCTGATGCCATCCGCGAGCAACTGTTTGATGTTGACCTGCAAGGTAATGACCTCAATGTCTGGACCTACGAAACCACGCGCAAAATGGTCCGCTATGGCCACGTTGGTGTCTTGGTGGATGCACCGGCTTCTGGGGGTAGACCCTATTGGGTGAGCTACACGCCTAGGCAAATCCTTGGCTGGCGCACCGAGCAGCAGGAAGGCAAGCAGGTGTTGACGCAGCTCAGGCTGTCAGAGGTGGTCACCGTGCCCGATGGTCTATATGGCGAAAAGGAAGTGCAGCAGATCCGGGTGCTGACGCCTGGTGAATACCAACTGCACCGCAAGGATGACAACAGCGACTTTCAGATTGTCGATGAAGGCCGCACTAGCCTCAGCGAGATCCCGTTCAGCGTCGCCTATGCACAGCGGCATGGCTTCATGGAAAGCCGCCCGCCGCTTGAGGATATTGCCGAGCTGAACCTGAAGACCTATCAGATCCAGTCCGACCTCGACAATCAGCTTCACATCAGCGCCGTGCCGATGCTGGCGTTTTATGGCTTCCCGTCAGCAGCAGAGGAGGTCAGCGCTGGTCCTGGCGAGGCGATTGCATTTCCGGCTGATGGCCGTGCTGAATACATCGAGCCAGCAGGTAAGAGCTTTGAAGCGCAATTTAAGCGGTTGGAACAGTTAGCATCGCAGATCAATGAGCTTGGCCTGTCGGCAGTCCTTGGTCAAAAGCTGACTGCAGAAACCGCCGAGGCAAAACGCATTGACCGCAGCCAGGGCGACAGCACCATGATGGTCATTGCGCAAAACGTGCAGGACATGATCGATAACTGCCTGCAATACCACGCGCAGTACCTCGGCAACGCAACTGCTGCCGGTAGCGCTTATGTCAACCGCGACTTCCTTGGCGCACGCCTTGAGCCGCAAGACATTCAAGCACTGCTGTCGCTTTACACCGCTGGCACCATCAGCCAGGAAACGCTGCTGACCGAACTGGCAGAAGGCGATGTCCTTGGCGATAATTTTGATGTAGACGAAGAGCTTGAGGCTACATCCAATGCGGGGCTTGACGTATCGTCTACTGGACTGGCTGACAGACTGGTTGGTGGCGCTGATGATCTTGGTGGAACCGAAGAAACCGAGGCGACCGGGGATTGATTACACAATGTGCAAGCTGCCTGATGAGGTGCTTGCCGTGGTGCGCATGAAGTATTACCGAAACGGCAAAGCTGATGAGGTAGACGAAATGGTGATCATGGAAGACGGCCAGAATGGTTTTGATGCGTTTGCTGCAGCGGTCCGTGGTGCATTGACACGCGGCGCTGATGTAAGCATCAGATCGCAGTACCGGCCAGATCAGCTAGGGATTCTGGGATGAGCACACCAGAAGCGCTATACCGCAATGCGATTGACCTAAACCGCTACAGCAACTCAGTAGCTAGGCGCATCATCAATGCTTACAACGACATCATCATTGATGCGGTCAATCAACTACGCACCATTGATGAGCTTGCCGCACCAGTCAAGGCTGCACGGCTGCGCGGTATTCTTGCGCAGCTCAAAGAGTCATTAGCCACTTGGTCAGGCGATGCTACCGAGCTGACTGCTGCCGAGCTGCAAGGCATCGCGCAGTTGCAGTCTGAGTTTGTCACCGATCAGCTAGCCAAAGCGTTACCAATTGGCGCTCGTGATGCAGTGCGCACCGTCGAGATCAGCCCGCAGTTTGCGCAGTCTGTGGTAACGACCGACCCAACACAGATCAACGTGGTAGCGCTATCGGATGACCTGTTTGCAGCCGTGCAAGGCGCACCACAAACCTTTGCATTGACCGCTGCCCAGGGTGCGACCATCACGCTGCCCAATGGTGAAGTGGTCAGCAAAGCCTTTCGCGGCATTGCCGTTGATCAAGCTGAGCGGTTTAATCAAGTGGTAAGGCAAGGACTCCTTACCGGCGAACCGACACCCGAGATTGCTAAGCGGTTGATCGGTAACCTGCAGTTTGGCGAACGTGCCCGCAATGTCAGACAGCTCATCGCTGCAGGTGGTCAGGCCACAGCCGTTGCCGACAATCAAATCATGGCACTGGTGCGTACTAGCGTTAACCAAGTAGCGAACAGCGCCAGCCAGCAGGTCTATGAGGCGAATCAAGACATCACTAAAAAGTATCGCTATGTGGCAACACTGGATACCCGCACCAGCAGCATTTGTCGTGCATTGGATGGGCGAGAGTTTGAATACGGCAAAGGACCAATGCCGCCGCAGCATTTCAATTGTCGCAGCACTACCGTGCCGGTCATCGACTACAAAGAGCTAGGCTTTGATCCGCCGCCGACTGGTAGACGCGCAGCAGCAGGCGGCCAGGTGCCAGCAGACAAAACCTACGGTCAGTGGCTTGCTGATCAAGACCTACCAACCAAGGCCAAGGCATTAGGCGCAGGCAAGGTGGCCTATTTTGACAAGCTCTCCAAGAAATACGGTCCAACCAATGCCATTGCCAAGCTTGTGCGTGATGATGGCAGTGAACTAACCTTGAATCAACTCAGGGCACGGTATGGACCTTAAGTACACCTACGCAAATGGCCGCAAGGCGACCGAGTTTATGCTGCATGACGGCATTGAGGCGCGATATGTCTTGCATCCTGATGGCAGCAGCGGTTGGTATGACCGGCAAGGCTTAGCATTGATGCAGCCCTCAGTTGCTGACGATGGCCAAGAAAATGACGGCAGCCCAGAAGAAAGTGGGCAAAGTAATGGGCGAGTACAAAGCCGGAGCACTCAAAAGCGGCAAACCCGGACCCGGCAAGGGACCAAAGGTCAAAAGCCGTAAGCAGGCAATCGCCATTGCACTGTCTGAAGCTGGCATGAGCCGCAAGCAACCCAAGGGTAAAAAGAAATGAAACGCGGTGATCGAGTTAGCTGGAACTACCAAGGCACGCGTGCCTTTGGCGTCATCACCAGCATCGGCGGTGAACGAGCGACTATACCCACGCGCAGCGGTGGCAGTGTCACCCGCGTCGGCAGCCAGGATGACCCGATTGTGCGGATCAAGTCTGAGTCAACCGGCAATGCGGTTATCAAGAAGCGTTCAGAGCTGAAGCCAGCACCACGGCGATGAGCATCACCTATCGCGGCGAAGAGTTTGAGGGCTACAACAAGCCCAAGCGGACGCCGAAGCATCCGACCAAATCGCACGCGGTACTAGCCAAGGATGGCGATACGGTCAAGCTGATCAGGTTCGGCCAGCAGGGCGTCAGCGGCAGCCCTGCACGCGAAGGCGAATCTGCCGCAGCCAAAGCTAGGCGTGCATCATTCAAGGCAAGGCACGCCAGCAACATCGCTCGGGGAAAGATGTCACCGGCTTACTGGGCGGACAAGGTGAAGTGGTAGCAGTCTCTTGACGGTGTATCCACGTCTTCAGCTCGCAGATATAACGCCTCAGGTCATGTGCCCTAGCCGCGTGCCAGCCGTTGCCGGTCTTGCGATACAAGTGCTCGTGCCGGTCAATGGCATCAAGCGTTTGCTTGATTAGCGGGTTCCATGGTTCCCGCACTGGCGTATTCCACTCACGTTTTGACATGGCGCGAGCGAGCCATTACGATGACAGCGTAATTAAGCCTGCGGCTTATCCATGTCTGATGAACAACAAACCCAGGAGCCTGCGGCTACCGGGGGTGACAATAACGAGGCGCTGCAACGCAGCGTTGAGGCACTTGAGCGCAAAAACAAAGAACTGATCGCTGAATTGCGTGCAGCAAAGAAAGCCCCATCAGTGCCCGATGGCGTTGATGTTGACGAGCTACTGGAGTTCAAGCGCAGCTATGAACAGCAGCAGCTTGAATCACAAGGCAAATACGCCGAAGCCAGACAAGCTCTGGAGCAGCAGTTCCGTGAGGCGACGGCGCAAAAGGATCAGCGCATTGCAGATCTTGAAGCCCGTGTCCGTGAACTAGAAGTCACACCAGCAGTCACTGCATTGGCTGACATCGTGCACGATCCTGACATGGTGCTAAAGACCAAGCTCAAGCCCGAAGCAATCGAGCGTGAGCCTGATGGCACCGTCGTTGTGGTTGATGGCTATGAGCGCAAACCTGTCGCGGAATGGGCTAAACAAACCTTGCCTGCATGGATGCAAAAGCAACCCAAGCCGCAGGGCAGTGGCGCTCCGTCTAGCGGTGCAACAGGTGGCAGCATCCCGGCTGGCATGACTAATCCTTTCAACCGTGATTCATTCAATCTGACAGAACAAGCACGGCTATTTAGAACAGATCGTGACCTGTATGAAAGAATGAAAGCAACAGCTAACCGCTAAGCTGTTGTCACCGGCTGCGCTGGTGAATAGGGCTGCGCCCACACCCGTAAATCCATTTTTGGTGATTCATCATGGCGACTCTTCGCTCTGACATCATCATCCCAGAGGTTTTTACGCCTTACGTCATCGAACAAACCACCCAGCGTGATGCCTTCCTGGCTAGCGGTGTGGTGCAGCCGATGGCTGAGCTGAACGCTACTGAGGGTGGTGACTTCGTTAACATTCCACACTGGAAAGCCAACCTGTCTGGTGACTTCGAGGTGCTGTCTGATAGCAGCTCGCTGACCCCTGGCAAAATCACTGCTGACAAGCAAGTCGGCGTGATCCTGCACCGTGGCCGTGCTTTTGAGGCTCGTGACCTGGCTGCTCTTGCTGCCGGTTCTGACCCCATGGCCGCTATCGGCGCCAAGATCGCTGATTATGTTGCCAACCAGCGCCAGAAGGACCTGCTGTCCTGCTTGGCTGGTGTGTTCGGCAGCCTTGGCGGCACCACTAGCGCCGCTGCTTTCTTTGGCCTGACCATCGACGGCGAATCGGGTGATACCCCTACCACCCTGTCGCCTCGTCACGTTGCCGAAGCCAAGGCTCTGCTTGGCGATCAAGGTGACAAGCTGACCGCTATTGCAATGCACAGCAAGGTCTACTACGACCTGGTTGAGCGCAAGGCGATCGACTATGTGACCGCCGCCGAGGCTCGCACCACGACTGACAACCAAACTCCTGATGTGTTCGCTGGCAGCATTGCCGGCGCCTACGCAGGTAGCCTCAGTGTCCCGACCTATTGCGGTTTGCGCGTCATCGTTTCTGATGATGTGCAAGTGGATAGCAATGAGTACGCCACCTACTTCTTTACCCAAGGCGCTGTTGCCTCGGGTGAGCAGATGGCCATGCAGACCGAAACCGACCGTGACATCCTCGCCAAGAGCGATGCCATGTCGATCGACCTGCACTACTGCTATCACCCTGTTGGCGCTAAGTGGGGCGTGACCACCACCAACCCGACCCGCGCACAACTGGAGACCGTCGGCAACTGGTCGAAGGTGTACGAACTCAAGAACCTTGGGATCGTGCGTGCCACCAACACTTCTAACATGGATTGATAGGAGGCACTAACCATGGCATCTATTTTTGAACTGGAGAAGCCCGTTTTTGGGCGTTCTAACCAGAGCCTGACCGTTGTTGCTGCATCTGATGCAGACACCGAGCTGACCGCCGCCCAATCGGTGAACAGCTTGGTGATCATGACCCCTGGCGCTGCTCGTGACGTTGACACCGCTTCGGCGGCTGCAATTGTTGCCGAGCTTGGCGATGGCGTCCGCGTTGGCACCAGCTTCTCGCTGACCATCCGCAACGAGGCTGCCGCTACTCATGCCATCACCTTGGTGGCTGGCAGTGGCGTCACCCTGGCTACCGATAACACCAACACCGTGGCTGCGGCTAACACCCGTCAGTTCATCGGTCGCGTGACTGCTATCGGCACGCCTGCAATCACCATCTACAGCCTGCCCGCAGGCACCCACTGATGGGATTGTTTGCCTTTCGCAGGCAACGTGAAAAGGAGGCTGCTGCTAACGCGGCGGCCTCTCTTTCTGCGTCAGAACCTGCACCTAAACTAGAACTAGAGGAGGCGCCGACCGATGGCAGTAGTAATCGTGGCCACGCCAGGCGCGGCAAACGCAAACTCGTACCTGACGCTGGCTGATGCGCAGGCCATCATTGATGGCTTTGTGCAGGATCCTGATGTACAACACTGGAACAGCGGCAACAACGACAGCCGCAATCGTGCGTTGTTTACCGCTACGCAACGGCTGGACCGTGAACGTTTTTTAGGTGCCCGTGCTACTGATACACAGGCGCTGCAATGGCCGCGTACTGGTGTGCGCAAACCTGATACCTATATCAACACCTATGCTGTTGGGTTTCCGTTTCGCATCACTACGGACTACTTCACGGATACCGAAATCCCGCAGCAAATCAAGTATGCACAAGCTGTGCTGGCGGCGTATTTGCACAACAACACCAGCGGCCTTGGCTTGAGCGGCCTTGAGGACTACAAAAATGTCAAGATTGGCAGCCTTGACGTGACGCCTAACCTTGGTTACGGCGCAGTCGGTGCTGACCGTGTGCCGCCATTGATGGAAAGATACCTGACTGGGCTTAGAATCAGTGGACCAGGCAACTTCTCAATTCGCCGGAGCTGATCATGGGTTACAAGTACCCCGGTGCTGAATACATCAGTGACACCAGCGCCCATACTGGCCGCTTTGGCAAGATCGTGTCGCTTGAATCTGGCACTATCATCAGCGCCTTGACCGCACTGGACTACAGCGGTAATGCACTGACTTCTGTGGTGCTGGACCCTAGCTGTGAGCTTGAGGGTGTCTTCACCAGCATCACGTTGTCGGCTGGCTCCGTGGTCGCCTATAAGCTCTGATGGCACTTGCGGATTCGCTGCGGTCAGTTGCCAGCAAGCTGATGGCAAAGTTTGGTGGCGATGTGACGATCCGCATTGTGACGCCAGGAGCCTATAACACCACAACTGGTGCCATCACCGAAACCGTTGCCGATACCGGGATTAAGGGCGTGCTGGAGGATGTCAGCGTCCGTGAGGTCAACGAGCTAGTGCAGGCTGGCGACAAGCGGCTTATCATTGCAGCATTGGATCTGAACGGCACTGTGCCAGACACGGTTGACCGTGTGGTGATTAATAGTGTCAGTCATCAAATCATTCGCGTTGATACCATCGAGCAGGACAATACAGCGATCACCTACGAGCTGATCCTGAGGGCATAACCATGGCACGACGGATCAACCTAGTTGACTTTGGCAACTACAGCCTGCAGAAGTACGAGCAGCTCTTACGGGCGACGGTGTTTGAGACTGATAGCAGGCTGAAGCAAGAAAGCCCTGTCGATACTGGTCGCTTTCGTTTGAGCTGGGCAGTTAGCGAGCAGGGTACACCTGGCTACGACGCTGGTCCGCAGACAACGCCTAGCGCAATTACGCCGCCTCGCAAGCTGGATTACCAGATGGAGCGTGCTGGCAATGTGTACCACATCCACAACAACCTGCCCTATGCCGAGCGATTGGCTGGCGGCTGGTCTACGCAGGCACCAGCAGGCTGGACTGATCGTATCGCCCGTGAAATGAGTGCATGGGCTAAGCAGCAGGCTGATCGCATTGGGAGGCAAGACTAATGGCAGCCGTCAACCTCAACACCATCCGCTCAACCATTGAAGGCAGGCTTGCTACTGAGTTGGCGTTAGCACCAGCAATTCCGGTTGTATTTCACAATCAACCCTCGACCCCAACGCCTAACAGCTCGTTTGTCCAATGCCTTGTCAGCTTTGGCAACAATAACTTTCTCACAATGGGCGGCACCACTGGCAGCAGCAACAGCGTCATCGGTGTCATTGTCATAAATGTCTTTACGCCTAAGGGTGTTGGACCCGGCGCTAATCTGACAATAGGCAAGCGCATCCGTGACCTTTACAATAGGCAGGTAGTCAGTAGCGTTCATTTTGATCCGCCTACTGGACCCGAGGTGGTGGCATCGCCAGCTCCAGAGGGTTACTTCCAAACACAGGTCAGATTGACCTTTGAAACCTTCGAGGATCTCTAGCCATGGCCTTTTACAGGGGACAGCAGGGCAGCGTCAAGTTTGACGACGCTGGCGCTACCGGCGTCACGATCGCTAGCACTCGCTCGTGGTCTCTGACCGTTGAGAAGGAGTCGCTGGACACCACCGCTCTGGGTGCTACCTACCGCGCCAATGTCGGCGGCCTAATCAGCGGCAGCGGCACCTGTGAGGTGCTGTACACCGCCAGCAGCGCCGATGAAACCAACGTGTTCATCGAGCACGTCAATACAGCTAACGACGAAGGCATTGCTCTGTTCGAGCTGTTCCTTGACACCACCGGCACCAAGAAAATCACCTTTGATGGGGTGATCACCTCGGCTGAATACTCCGCTACCGTGGGTGAAATTGAAGTGATCACGATCAACTTCGTCACCAACGGCGCCATCACGCTGGACATCTGATCATGGCTTTTTATCGCGGGCAACAGGGCACGGTCTTTTTTGATAAGGCTGGCAGTGGCGGTCTTTCCGAGATCGCTGCGGTGCGGTCTTGGTCTATGACCGTTGAAAAGGAATCGCTCGACGTGACCGATCACGGCGACACCTACCGCGCCAACGTAGGCGGCCTGATCAGCGGTTCGGGCACCATTGAGCTGATGTACGACGCCCCTGGGTCTGGTGACAAGCTGGACCTGATCAAGGATGTCAATCAGGTCACCGACGAAGCCGATGCAGCGTTTGAGCTGTATCTGGATGAAACCGGCGGCAAAAAGATCACCGGCACCTTGGTGGTGACAGGTTCGGAGTATTCCGCTACTGTTGGCGAGATCGAGATCATCACGGTCAACTTTGTTACTTCTGGGGCGCTGACCCTCAGCATCTAATGCCTGCATCACAACGTGCGGTTGACCTGCTCACCGCAGCCTTTGACCTGAATCAAAGGCGCAAGTTTGAGGTGAAGACCGATAGCGGTGATGTGGTGATGACGCTTTATTTCAAGCCTATCACCCGCGCCGACCGCAAAAAGGCGACCACACTAGCTGGTTCCGATGAAGCGCTGGAAATCAGCACGCAGTTGCTGTGCCAGATGGCTGAGTTGGAAGATGGCAGCAAGGCATTTGCGCCGGCTGATGCGGCCAAGCTGCAACGTGAGCTGCCCGAGCGTGTATTGAACGAGCTTGAGCTGTTTCTGTTTGGCCTTGGTGATGGCGCTGGGCTTGAAGAGGCAAAAAAAGACTAGAGGAAGACTCCTGGCTATTCTTTGAGTTCTTCCTTGCAACTGAACTAGGCATGACCGTCAGCAAGCTGCGTACTGAGCTGACCGATGCAGAGTTTGTGCATTTCGCGGCGTATTACGAGGTCAAAGGCAGACGTGAAAAAGAAGCCATGGATAAAGCGCGGTCTCGTAGGTAGACTGCCGCTATAGGGAGGCGCCATCGTGGCTGTTGCTGTTGTTGATATTCAGGTAAACAGCCAAGCCGCTGTTAGCCGGATTCGTGATGTCAATAATGCTTCAAAACAAGCGCAGCAAAGCATCAATCAATTAAAAAATGCAACACAGCAGCTAAGCAATGCTTTTGATGGATTAGTTGCTGGCGCTGCAGCTTTTAACGCTCAGCGCATTGCGTCATCATTTATTACTGCCGCTAATGCCGCCGATGCGGCTCAGCGTCGCATTAAACTTGTCAGCCAAGGCTTTGATGATTACCGTTCTGTTTTGCAAGTAGCCGAAGGAGCGGCTACTCGTTTTGGCCTTTCGCAAACGCAAGCAGCAAATGCCATTGCTGATATTTACACACGTTTGCGTCCTGCTGGTTTTCAGTTAAATGAAATCAACGCAATCTATGAAGGATTCAATACTGCTGTAAAACTAAGCGGCACCAGCGCAGAAGCTGCGTCAAGTGCATTCCTGCAGTTATCGCAAGGCTTGGGCAGCGGCACCCTGCAGGGCGACGAACTGCGGTCAGTGCTGGAACAGATGCCAGCGATCGCGCAGGCAATTGCCAAGGAAATGGATATCAATGTTGGAAGCATTAAAGAGTTTGGTTCGCAGGGCAAAATCACTTCTGATGTCATTGTCCGGGCTCTTGATCGCGTGCGGACTGAAGGCGCTGGCAAGTTAGCAGAAGCTCTTGATACGCCACAGCAGCGTATTGTTAATCTTCAAAATGCTTTTGAAGAATTTCAAATCACGGTTGGCAGCACTGTCGCTCCGATAGTCATTGCAAGTATTAAAGGAATCACTGAGGCGCTTAAAGAAGCAAATGATTTTGTTGTAGATCTAAAAGTTGGTTTTGATGTACTCGCCAATGCCGCTGGCGGCCTGGGCGGTCTGGAAGGTGCGCTTGCGGGTGTAAATGAAAAATTGGGTCAAATTGGCGCCAATAAGGGGTTAGCAACATTGATTGATTTTCTGCTTTTAGGCGGCCCATCAACATTGGGCGCATTTAGTCAAATTGGCGCTCGTCGCCGCGGACGCCAAGGTTATGCGGAGCCTATTGGACCAGAAATGCCAGTGCGACTATCAATGCAAGGTCGCAAATTTGGCGACGGTGGTGCCGCAAAAGCTGGCCGCGGTGGCAAGTCAGACGCCGAACGCGCAGCCGATGCAGCAGCAAAAGAAGCAGAGCGCGTGGCAGAAATTATCCGACTGCGTACGGCTGAGGGGCAAATTATCCAGTTGAAGTCTGAACTGCAGAACAGAATTTCTGTCGCAGAGCAGGCTGGTGATAAGCAACTTGCCGCACGACTGCAAAGCCAACAGCGTGAATTGGATATTCAATTCAAATACGCGCAGGAACTTGCAAAAGAAACCAACACTAGAGCACAGCAGGCAATTATTTATCAGGCACAAAATGAACTGGTCGCAAATCAAAGAGATTTGCAACGTGAATTAAGTGAAATCGCAAATCAAAGCGCCAAAAATCAAATTGCCGCATTAGAGGCATTGATTGGCAAAACCATAGAGCTGACGGAACAACAAAAACAACAAAAAGAATTGGCCAATAGCATCGCTAACACTGTCGGTCAAGGCATGACATCGGCTTTTGATGCGCTCATTCAAGGCAGTGAAGATTTTGGCGCCAGTTTGCGGCGCATTGCGTCTGGTGTATTGATTGATATTGCCAAGCAGTTGCTGCAGGTGTTCGTCATCCAAAAAGCAATCAATGCCATCAGCGGTTTATTTGGTGGTGGTGGTGGTGGCATCCCCACAAGCTATGCAGGTGTTCAAGTCAATCCACTGACTATCGCAGGACTTCCATCGTTCCGCGCCAATGGCGGCAGCGTTACTGCTGGGCGGTCATATATCGTTGGCGAACGTGGTCCTGAGCTGTTCATGCCAGGCCGCAGCGGTGGCATTGCACCAGCCGGCAGCTTTGGCGGCAGTCCTAACATTACAATCAACGTTGATGCTGCTGGCACTCAAGTGCAAGGTGATCAAGGCCAAG